GATACTGTCGTTTTATCAAAAGCTGGTGTTGTTACCAACCCAGGCACTCTTCGTAATCTCCGTGTGGAATTAGATGGTGTGCCAGGGACAGGGACTTATACGTTTACTCTGCACAGGGCTGTAGGCGAGGGTGCTTTTGCTAATACTACATTAACCTGTACAGTAGCCGCTGATGGAACTGTGGCATCTGATACGGCACACGATGTTTCAGTTGCTGCTGGCGATTGGATTTGTTTGGAGTGTAATCCCGATTCTCCCGATAATGCTCGTTATGCTCGGTGGACAATGGAGTTTGAGGGTGATAATGCTAACGAAAGTTTAATCTTATGCCCTTATGGATGGCTTGGCAACTCATCCACATACTATAAAGCCATTGGTAGACCAGGTTATTATGGAACAGAATACCAAGCTGTATCAGTTTGCCCAACCGCAGGTAAAATCAAAGACTTGTATGTGCAAATGACGGCAGACCCAGGGACTGCCCCAGACGCATATAAATTTACACTACGAAAGAATGGTTCTGATACAACTTTAACTTGTACAATCACTGCTGATGATGTGTCTGGGAATGATACTGCACATGAGGTTACGGTAGCGGCAGGTGACTTGCTAACTGTGGCGTGTGAACCCCTCAATAGCCCATCAGTGTCTACGGCTGTGTGTATGGGGATGACCTTTGAGGCGGATACAGATGGGGAGAGTGTAATATGGGGTGGTTCTAACAACGGAACAAATACTACCGACACTGAATACCATTATCTTACCCCCTGGCTTCACGCCTCCGTTTCCGCTTGGACATCCACAGAAGCCCAGAGATACCAGTTAGTCCAGGAGTGTATATTTAAGAAGTTTTATGTAGCCTTGTGGCGTGAACCAGGGGCTGGTAAATCTAACACGGTTACAATAAGGCAAGAGGGCGCATCACCTGCCAGCGGACTAGCGGTTACAATATCCGATACGGATTTAACAGGGAACGATACCGCTCATACAATATCTATATCAGATGATGACTCTGTAGGAATTATGTGTGTCCCATCTGGAACGCCACAACTTAATCTCGTTTTTTGGGGATTGGTTTGTGATACTGCACCACCACCAGTAAACTATCCTATATCTACATCCCCAGGACTGACTGTTTCCGCAACTGTAGCTTATAAGGCTGCTTGGGATAGGGCAACATCCCCGGGTTTAACAATAGCTGAGACTATATCCCTGGCCATGACCTATACAAGATTAACCTCTGCTGACTTGACGGCTGCGGTTAGTGTGGCTTTTAGCAGGAACCGAACAATTATTACTTCTACTGCATTAAGTATATCCGCGACTATAGATCGGGTCGTGACCTATACAAGATTAACCTCTGCTGACTTGACGGCTGCGGTTAGTGTGGCTTTTAGCAGGAACCGGACAATTATTACTTCTACTGCATTAAGTATATCCGCGACTATAGATCGGGTCGTGACCTACACGAGAGCAACCATATCAAATCTGATAGTTTCGGTTGCTATTTTTGCGGGCAAGAATTATGATATAGCCTTAGCTGCTGCTCTTACCGTATCGGCGGCAATCAGTAGAGTAATGACTTATACCAGAGCAACAACCCCAGGCTTAACCGTGGCAGTGTCCATACTCAAGAGTTGGGGAATAGCAATCGTCACATCTGCTAATCTGACCGTGGCAACTACAATCCTCAAAAGCCGGAGTAGAACGATTATTACCTCTGCCAACTTAACCATAGCGGCAACCATTGATAGGATATTGGCTTTTGTACGGACAACCGCACCTGGACTGACTGTAGCAGTTAGCATTACCATTAAGAGTGCGTGGACTATAATAACTGATACCGCACTTTCCGTATCGGCAACCGTTGATAGGACGGTTACTTATACCAGGGGCTTAGCCGCCAACTTGACCGCCTCAGTTTCATTACTAAGAACTTGGGGAACGAAGATAACCACAAGCGCCGGTCTTGCTGTATCGGCAACAGTTAATCGTGTCTTGGCTTACGTCAGGTCAACCTCTCCGGGGCTTACGGCTTCAACAACTATAAGCAGGGCAATGACTCATGTACGGGCAACTAGCACTGGATTAACCACATCAATCAGCATGGTCATAACTGGTATACATAGATACACGGTTAGCTTGGCTGCCAACCTAATTATCTCTGCTACCGTAACTAAGAGGTTCGCATATAAAGTATCGACCTCGGCCAACCTTACAGTATCGGTAATTATACACTACTGCCGGGTGCTGCGGGAGATAGCGAGAGTAGCTATAGGACGGATGGCATCCTCTCGATTGGATGCGGGCCGGATATCCCACTGGCGCAGAAGGAGGACTTGCGAATGACAGTAACTTATGATATCACTACCCTAGTCGGCAAAGTACGGCTGAAGATAAGCGATACAGACACCACCGATTCTGTATTCACAGACGAGGAACTAACCTATTTCCTGACTGAGAATTCAAACAGTATTAACCTAGCAGCCGCCGATGCGCTGGAAGCCTGGGCCGCTAAGTATGTGGCGAATGCCGATGGCGAGAAGATAGGGGATTACTCCTACACCCAAAAGGCATCTGACAAGATGACCAAATTAGCACTACATCTTCGTGGGGTGGACTCTAACTCACCTGTTTTGACCTGGGCCGAGATGGATTTGGAGGGAGATTGAGCTATTTAAGTTTATTGATAAATACTTGTACTGTACAGAGATATGCGGAAGGGGTAGCCGACGATTATGGTACTCCAACATTAACCTGGGCGGACCACTTGACAGATATTGCTTGCAGATTGTCCTCCGGCAGCACGTCTACTACCGGCCGGGAGATAAAGGTCGGGGCAGAGATAGTTATCGCTGATCACACCATCTTTCTTGGTGATGTCGATGTTACCGAGCAGGATCGGATAGTAATAGATAGTGATACCTATGAAGTCCTGATGGTAGTTGATCGGAAGGACGGGGCCACCTCACATCATAAAGAATGCTATCTAAGGACAGTTAGATGAAACTAAGCATGAGCGTAACTAGCAACCTGAAAACCGAAGAAGCCGGGGATATACTAGACAAAGCTGTTAAGTTGGCTATGCGCGATACGGTAGTCGAGATTGCAGGGGAATCAGCCAAGAATAGCCCCAAGCTGACAGGTAATAATATGCGGTCTATTGCTTATGAATCAAGTGGGTTCGGTGTTGGCAGTATAGTGGCAAAGGACAAAGTAGAAGGGGCGGTTTATTCTACTTCTGGATATGGGGGATTTCTTGAGACAGGGACGGCGAGAATGGCTGCACGGCCATACATGAATCCAGCTAAGGAAAAGTTCTTTACCCCGGAGAAATTCGCTGAGAAAGTAAGGAAGCATACGAAATGAGTTTGCTAGATACCAACAAAATCATAAGAGATTATCTGACAACCTCGTCAACAATAGTGGATCCGTTAATCGCCTTAGTGGGGGCGCGGATTTACTGCCCCAGGATACCGGAGAACGGCACACTACCGGCAATCAGTTACTTTACCCGGGGCGGGTCAGCAACTCCTTATATTCCTGATATGCCGAATCCGAGCGTGCAGTTTGATTGTTGGGCCGCCGATCCTATCGATGCACGAGAAATCTACCGTAAATTATATGACGCGCTTCAAGGAATACAGAATATCGCGGTAGGGTCTAACTACATTTTATCAGCAATCGAGGAAGGACAAGGCCAGGATCTAGTGGATGAATTTATTCCAAACTACTTTCGGACCCTTTGTTTTTTCAGCATCATGCTACGATAGGCCACAGAATCAAAATCTAGGCGTTTTACAAGGAGGGAGTAATGGTTTTACCAGAAGAGGAAGAAGAGGCGGTTGTAATCGATATAGAGACTGAGGAGGAGGAGGGGGAGTTGATACCTACGGAGGTTGAGGAGGAGGAACCGATACCCAAAGAACCAGAAAAATCAGCTGTCTTACCTGAGAAGGCACTTTATTATATTAAACTACAACAGGAGGGTAAATAATCATGGCAAACACAATCGCTAACGTCTTAACCGGGGTGGCGACCCTGGCCGTTAGGCAGCCAAATGACGCAAGGGCAGAATGGTCTACTGTTGAGCAGTATGCAGGAAGTAGGTCAGTGAAGCTCACCAAGACTGGTTCCGGAGATGCCGGTAGCACCCACGTTGAATTGAGTGGATCGGCGCTAACAGACAGGGCTATAACAATGGCACTCTGGACAGCCGCCCTTGACACAAACAGCTTCTGGCACAAAAGCTCCGCAGTGGTCGGTAACTTTGCTCAGATGGAGTTCAGGTTTGAAGACCCCGACTCCGATGCCTGGGCTGAAATCACAGATGTCGATCTGCAGGGTATTACGGGAAGCAATACTTGGTTAGACCAGGAGTGCGCTGATGCTGACTTGTCTGGTATAGGTGGGGTTGACGAGATAGGAGCCTCGTTCTTTGACTGGGGGTTAGCCGCTCTTAACGGGCAGCAAGCGGCCATTGAGGTCTTGACCAGTGGAGCTGATTGCTCGAACTGGATACTGACCAGGGTTCGAGTAGAGTTGTGGGAGACTTCACCTGCACGAACTAGCTACATTGACAGCAT